CTTTGTCGTCGTCGAAACAGAAAAATATGGTTATATATTGGGTGCTTGTGATACCTATGATTCAGCTTTTAAATTATACACCAAATCTGAACATTACTTCAACTACACTAGTGGAGCCATTGAAAGAGGATTGACCAAACCTAAAAGGTACAAGTTAAATAACGATCCATATGTAAATCGTGGTGATCTAATTTCAAGTTCAACAGGTATCATTTCGTTATACTTAATTGAAATCGGCATTAAATGGAAAAGTATTGAACATTTCATCGCTGACCGGGAATATATTCCGGTTTTTCCAAGGGGAATGGACTTAGTGAATTGAAAACACAAAAACACTTTTTGAACTTGATGATTATATCAACTCATTACAAAATTAATAAAAAATGGACTATTCTGAGTTACTTAAAGAATATGGTTTTTGGGAACATATACCATATGAACAATTACTAAACACAAGTGATTGGCAAAAATTTAGGTCAGAAATTATCAAAAGAGATAATTTTTGTTGCACTAACTGTGGTAAAACTGAATCAAATTCATTTTTAAACCTTAATATTTCTTTTCAAACCAAAGATAGATTGTTAGATCATAAAACAGTTTATTCAAATGATTCAGTTGATTTTATAAAAAATGAATTGGATATCAAAGCAATAAGTGTCAACAAAATCAAAAATCATGAAAATCGTGTGTATGGTATTTCTGAAAAGGGACATCTTTTTGTAGTTGGTTTTAGTGATATTCAAAACGTATCCAAAGAAGATTTAGTGATAAATCATGGAATAACTGAATTTGGCAATCAATATTATATAATATATAGAAAAGGGATAGAATCTATTGAAAGTCAATTTTTAATACCAATAATAACTGAAAATCCCGTCAAATTACATGTTCATCACAAATATTATATAATTAACACATTGCCATGGAGTTATGAACAAGATGGAATGATAACTTTATGTAATTTATGTCATTGGGAATTACATCAACAAACTGAAGTTCCAATTTATGCGAGAATAAATGGAGAGTTACGAAAAATGAATTACACTCCTTGTTTTCGTTGTTCAGGTGCAGGTGTGCTACCGCATTACAAACATGTTGAACACGGAATATGCTTCAGGTGTAGAGGCAGGCGTTACGAGGAATTAATTCCAAATCAAAAAATCATCTAATATCAAAACAATTAATAGATTTTGTAAGTCCAAAACTGTCAAACAAAAAATGTATCATACGGCACCACATGACACCTGCACTGCGGATGCCAGCCGATGAATCGAAAAGACTTTAGGATCTTACCTTTCTTAAACTCTCAACCAAACAGTTGAAAAGCGGTTTTTACGAATGAGTTTAAAATTAGGAGAAATAACATTCAGGTTTTACAAAAAATAATTTTCAAACTATATACAAACAGATGAAATAATTTTTAACTTTGGAGCACGTATATTCTAAATCATACTTTACGCAAGAATAGCCGTTCATTTTCTATAGCAATCATTAATAAATTAAGCACTTACATCGCTATTATGGAAATATCAGCCGAACAGATAATCACCCTACTTCAACTCCCGGGAATAGGAAATATCAAAGTTTTTGCATTAGCAAATTATATAAATGAGCACAAGGTTATATTAAACAGCGAAATTGATACGCTTGATTTTTTAAAACGATGTATCGCTGAAAAGATTATTAAAGGAACACCTAAAGAGGGTTATAAGATTTCAGATGTTATAAATGCTTCAAATTCAAGCAAACGTATAATCAATGAATCTAATCATCAAAACATCAAAATCATTTCATATTATGATTCTGAGTACCCTGAAAATCTTCGGAATATCATAAACTCAGATAACAAACAATGTAGTCCATTAATGCTATATATCAAAGGGAATACCGGTTATCTGTCCAATCCAAAAGGGATAGCAATTATTGGAACTCGAGAACCTACATCGGAAGGTAAACAAGCTGGTGCGTACTTTTCAGAAATATTTGCTGAAAAAGGGTATAACATTATTTCGGGACTAGCTATTGGCTGTGATACTTTGGCACATCAAGGTGCACTTAACAAGAAGGGAATTACCACAGCATTTTTAGCACATGGTTTAGATCAAAAAATCTATCCAAAAGAAAACACTAAGCTGGCAGAGCAAATCATTGATGGTGGAGGTATGCTTATTTCTGAATATCCGGTAGGAACTCAATTAATGACAAACAGGCTAGTAGAAAGAGATAGACTACAAAGTGGTTTAGCTAATGCGACGTTAGTTATACAAACCGGGATAAAGGGAGGAACAATGCATGCTGTTAATGCTACATTAACTAATAAAAAGCCTCTTTTTGCTATTCAATTCAAAGGTGATTCACTCATGCACGACAAAGTACAAGGGAATATCAAGCTAATCAATGAAGGAAAAGCAAATGTACTAAATTCGGGAAATCTTAATGATGCTTTTAGTATTATTGAAAATTATATTAACACAAAAACTAAACAGACAAACAATACAACACAAAAACCATTTCAACTTAACCTATTTGACTAGCTATGAAAAGTATAATTTTTGACCTTGATTTGACCTTAGTTGACTCTACTATTGCTGAAGTTGCACGTAGTAGACGTGACTGGAATACAGTATATAATTTAATTCCTCAGTTCTCCATTTATAATGGAATTGAAGATGTATTTAACATTATCAATGAATTGAAAATAACAACCACGATTGTCTCAACCGCACCTAAATCCTACATAGAAAGAGTAGTAAAGTACTTTGACATGCCAATTAATTTTATTGTCGGCTATCATGATGCGAAACCAATAAAACCACACCCAGCACCAATGATAAAAGCGATTGAGCTATTGCAAACTTCGAATTTTGCAGTAGTTTCATTTGGAGATCGAGTAATTGATTTAGAATCTTCTCACAGGGCAGGCATTAAAAGCGTAGGATGTACATGGGGTAGTAGAGAAAGTGATTTGCTAAGAAATTCATTTTATACCAGTCATATCATTGAGCAACCACTCGAAATAATAGATTTTTTATTTGATGATTAATGTTTGAGAATTTGTTATTATTTTTTTACATGAACCGGCTGTATCGTTGTAATATCATACTGTTTAATCACATGAATTTATTGGAAAAATAGCGCATCAGTTTTGTTATAGTTAACTGAAACTATTTTTAAACAGCATTAGACCTTTATTTTAACAAACAACAACTTCATAAATATTCAAAATATCAACAATTATTATAAAAATATTATGGCAATAGATTCTACAAAATTTACAATTGATAATTTTGACTGCTTTTTCTACTATCAATATTTTCCTGTAAAGTATGATGGTGATGCAACCTCAGAACAATTAAATATAATAAGACAAATACGAAAGTTGGTTTTTAATTTTAAAGACGGCATTACTGGCTCTGAAATTGGATATGAAATGGGAGAAGATGTTTACCAGTATGATTTAAATCAACCGCGTAGCTCCTGGTACTTATGTATTATACCTGCTTCAGATCCAGATAAGACAAGGCGAAGATTTAAAAATTTCTGTGAGAGTTTTTGTCAGAAATCCAATTTGAATAATGGTTTTAACCTCATATGTACAAACTCAGAAAGAGATGAACTAAAAAAGGCAATTGACCGACGAAACATTGATATACTTAGTTCAATATCATTTGGGGATGTAAGAAACAAAAGAATACTCCTTTTTGATGATGTTGTTACAACAGGCAGATCTTTTTCAAAAATTGCAGAAAGATTAATAGAGCTTGGTGCTATTGAAGTAAAAGGATTATTTCTGGCAAGAACTTTTCATTTAAAATAAAATATAGTTTTGTCCTAACTCTATTTTGTCCTAACTCCAATAAGTTATATTTAAAGTTTATGCCGATAAATATGGCTCTTGTTTTCCACTGAATATCAAATTAGCACTTAAAAACAGCAATACTCAACTTAACATCAAAAAAATATGGAAGCGAAAGAAATGATTGACTTATTAAAACTGGGTAGGATAAGAGTAATAACTGAGAATCAAACTGTATACGATGTTGCTCATACTTGCAATAATACCAACACATACCTTTGGAGTAATGGTAGATATAATGCGTATGGTAATTATGAAGGAGCAAATGGTTACGATCAACTTTTAACAGTACTTTCAAGAATTATCAGGATAGAAAAAAAAATTGGTTCTGAATACTATCCTATTTGGACAAAAGAAGATGGTGTTATAACCCAATCAGACAAGTTTGTAAAATTAAAAGGAAGATATTACACAACGGAGTTTCTCGAACAGTTAATTGATAAAATCATCGAATTCAAAAACATAAACATATGAATTAGATGCTTTCCACCACCGGCACCGCATGACACCTGCACTGTGGATGCCAACCGATGAATCGAAAAGTCTTCGGATATCTTCCTTTCTTTGATTCGCACACCGGACAATTGAAGAATCGATTTGAACGAATAATTTCAATTCCGGTAACAAAGTCCAACTGTTGGTACTTTTCATAATCAGCAACACGATATGCCATGTTAATCTCCGTTCTGGTGAGGCGCATGGCATTCTTGTATGAGCTCCGATATACACCAGGGCCGGGATGATACTTTTGGGCGTTTTTGGAAAGGTGAAGAATTCCGTGCTTGTCTTTCACTCTCCGGAAAAGTTTATCCGGATTTTGAAGATACTGGCGCAAGTCCCGACTAAGCTGTGCGGCTGATCGTCCCTCACCTAAAGCGATGTCAATTCCCAGTTCCAATTCTCCTTTGAATTGCCGTGAGTAATTCCACACACGGTCGGAAAGTCCCAGTCCGTTAATTTTTCTATCCTGAAAAGCCTTCAAAGCTTCCAGATTTCGGCTTTTAAAGCGTGAAATCTGTTCAGATGATAGTTTGGTTGCCTGAGACATAAATTCGACGATTTGGTCGTTTTTAAAGCTCGAAGCAAGCCATTCCTGCCGGGACATCTCACGGATGTGGGAATACATCTGAGCGTTGAGTAGATTAATAATTGAATCCACCTTTCGCTGAGCTTTGGGAAAGTTTTCAAAAGCAAACGGAACGACAGGACTTGCAATAATTCCTTCCACTATCGTAGCAGCGTCATTGATGGCCGACAAGTAGAGTTTTTGCAGTTGCAGTATGTACAGTTCGATGCGTTGGTAGTGCTGGCGGTCGTAATTTATGCCAATCTCCTTAACGGTGTATTGTGTTTTATTCATACGGGTTCAATCCATCTGTCGTTAATTGTATCTCCTACCTTGATACGGCCTTGCGCCCAAAGATTATTGAGCGCTTGCCGTACCTTTTCGTAAACGTCCCTTTTAGTTGCATGGGTGGGATATTTACAAGCTGATTGTTTTTCCTGAACAATCTCTCTGATAACCTGCATTAATGCTTCTTCTATCATACGGATATGGGGAATGATTGAATAGTGTTGAGTTCCTTCTCTTCCTGTTGAATCTGTCGGAGTTCTGCTTCTGCATCAGCAACAAATCCGGCCATTTTAACCCCTGTTTTCTGCGACATAACAGCTTTATTTCCGGTTGCTGTCATAATCACTTCCAGCTTATCGGATTCATCATCCATCATGAAAGGAGTTATCATGAATTCAATATCCGTTGACTTGGCAACTGAAGCTAATTTGGTATTGAAGTGACCGATGAAAGCCTTAACAACCGATGTTCTGCGCTGAAGGTACTCATCGAAAACCTCCATGTGGTCTTGAACCTTTAAATGGGCATCGAGAAACATCAGTTTAAGCGCCTTTCCGGATATTCCGGTTCCAATGGATTTCACGTTCTCAAAAGCGATGTTTGGTGTCTGACTGATGGTATAGATTAAGTCCAGCAAAGAAGAAATCTCTAACTTAACAGCTTCCGGTGCGTGAGTCCACGAAAGATAATTTGCTTCTGATTCCTTTTCTCCAACAAGGATTTTTCCGCTTTCGCCCTGGTTTGACCCCCTATTCTTTGGACTGTTTTAACTAATAAGTTTGAGACAAAGTTAGTCTCGTTAGTATATTTTTCTTTTTCTGACCCCAAGCAAATTTAGCTCCAGCTTCCGTATTTGTCAAGGG